TAGCGAAATGGGGGAACTAGCTGATGCGATTACCAAACGAGACCGTGACGCAGTTATCGATGGACTTGGCGACGTTCTTGTATGCCTCACTATGGTTGCTGCTATTGAAGATGTCGATCTAAAACACTGTTTTCAGTCAGCATACGAGCAGATTAAGGATCGCAAGGGCTTTCTGAACAAGGAAGGAGTATTCGTTAAAGATGACAAATGACATTGCTAAAGCTATCGATATGGTCAATGGCTGGTGGGCTAAGAGTATCGTCGCTATCCTGCTCTGCGTGATCGGATGGTATGTCGGCGGTATACAAACCGAATCTAGGATCGCTTCTGACTGTAAGTTCGCAGGAGCCTTTAGGGTTGATATTCAAGCATTTACTTGCCAGCGCAGACTATGACTAAATTTTGCACCAGTTGCCAAGCCATTAGAGACATAGAGGGTGGAGTTACCAGACCGACTAGGGGAACTACTCGCTGGATATGTAAATCTTGTGTTGAGAAGAAGTCTCCGAGCATCTACCGGAACCTATCCGGGAAGCCGACTCCAGTAAACCACATTAACCGACTTGTCAGACAATTAAGGGAACACAATGGGTAGACCTAGAAAGAATCCTGACGATCCTAAGTGGCAGGAAGATAAACCTAATGATGATTGGCGTATCTTCTTTGCAGCGGCTCTAGGAGGCTTAATAGCTAGGGGTAGTGGTCAGACCTATGACCAGATGATAAAAACAGCCTCAGAGATCGCTACAGAGGCTCAGAAGTCACTTTCTTAGGGCTTCGTATTGGGTGTAACACTGCTTGAGGGCTGACCTGAGTTCGTCGGCTTCTCTAGCGACCCTGACAAGAAACTCTCCATCCTCTCGGTAAAGCTCTTTTCCGCTACAGGATGTTGGTCTAGTGCCGGAGGAACTGGGCAAGGAACTTGTTTCGGTGGGGCGGGTTTGACGCTGCTGCAAGCTGTTAGAGAGAGCATTAGCCCGAGCAGTAATATTCCTGATTTCCGCATCTTTCTCTTTCCTTAACTGGTCAGCGTTAGCCTGTAACTCCTGCTCCTTTGCCCTAGCTTCTTCCTGAGCCTTAGCGTATTGGGCATATTGCTCGGCTTTCTCTTTATCCCAAGCCTGTTGTACCTCAGCCTTGCCTAGTTGGTGTCCTTGATACAGACCTCCGGCTCCTGCAACGCCTATGGCTGCTACAACGCCAATGATGACGTAAGGGTTCATTTCGGCGGTACTTTTGTGCCATCAAGTTTCTTGTGAATCTTGACCTCACGACAGACCTGTACCTCTTTACCCTGTCTTTTCTCAGCGTGACAGACCTTCTTTGTCTCGCCAGCGTGAATGTTAAACACAAGTAAAAGACTAAGAACGAAAGTTCCAACCATTCGTATCGCAATCATGTGATCTCCGGGTGTGGTGGTTGTTCGGGTGCTGCTTTACCGTTATAACCTGCTGAGGCTATTGGTGCAATCGTTGGCTCCATACGAACAGGAGCTTGTACGGGTGATGGTGGTGGTGCTTTAGGTGGATCAGTCCAGTCACTCGCCTTAGATACTCCGGGTGGTGGATCGATCAACTTAGCAACCCCATCCTTACCTTTAATGGCAAGTAATGTCGCTAATGCACCGAGGATGTACTTTGACATATCGGAAAGCAACAAAAAGAACTGCTTATCTGCTGGTGCTATAGCGTTCATCGGCTGAGTGACGAAAACAACCGAATACATCGCTAGGCTAGACATCATCAAAAGCACCATACAAAAGGTAGTGCCAATGACTAGCTTAATGACTGAATCAATCTGGTCAGGACTCCACTTCATTTTTCCTCCGGCTTAAAGTCCGCAGCAGGTACTAATTGATCTGGACAGGTTCCCGTTACAGCACAAGTAGGACGCTGGCACTCAGGTTTATTCCAGTTCTTATTATCTTGGCAAGGATAACGGAACCTATCCTCACAGCCTACGAGACTAAGAATGAACAACAGCCAAAGCACGCGCATACTGAGCCTCTCTATCTTCCATACCCTTGTAACCACCGTTAATGACCTTAGTCATGCCTCGTAAGTCTGTGGCATCAGCGAATCGATTGAGCTTGTTAGTCTCCCAGAACCAGCAAGCAGATTGAGCAGCACCTTCAAACGTTTGTGTGTACTCTGAGGCTTGTTCAGGAGTCATCTCTAGGCTAGCAGCAAACCAAAAATAGTTATCCTTGCCAGTTAGTTGGATCAGTCCTCTACCTTTGTATCTAGCCCCATCTCCGCTAGCCTCGTCACCGTTACCCATGCGGTTAGCGTAAACATGATTGGCAATCTTATCCGGCTGTTTAGCGTAAGCCTTAGCTTGAGCGTCTGTAGAGAAATACTTAGGGAATACTTTAAGGAGTCCTGAAGCAGAGTAGTTCAGGTTTTCCGTTAGCCATACGAACCCACCTGATTCGTGATGACATTGGGCTAGAAAAGCCGCTATACGGTTTGGAGTAGTTATTTCGTATTCTTCTAGGAGCGACTTACCACCGAGTTCGGTCTGCTGGCTAAACAGAGCGTCATACCATTGATTCGGGTACTTAGAGTGAGGAATAAATTTCCTGAAAGCATTGCGGTCAATCACGATACATCCTCTCTATCAGTATCTCTCGCCTTAACTCTTTCATCTTCCTAATCTCGATGATAGCGGCTTGATGAGCATAGTACATATCGTAGTACATGAAAGCCAGAATAGGCATTACGATAAAGAAAGTTAATAACACCGCCATGACAGTAATCAATAAAGTCCAAGGGATGTTTTCATCATCGCGCTTCTTGTCGTCAGCCACATTAGACCCACCGCCCATATAACTACGAACACCACTGCCGAAACCCATGCCACTTTTGACCTGATTTCCGCTATTCTTTTTTTGCGTCGCCATGATGCTATCTGAGCTAGCCTAAGTTCTTCCGCATGAGCTTCATCTTGCTCTTTGACGATACGCTGCCACATTTCTTCGAACTTGCCCCAGAGTCCAGATAATTCCGGCGGGCTGCGGTACACCATGGTTTCTCTTATCTCGGCTAACATTGCATCAAGCCTAGACGTAATCAGGATGCGCTTTAATGCCCGTCTGCCGATACTTTCTTCACCTCTGTAGACCTGCTTAGCCTCCAACTGCTCCTTCAAGAACAACTTGCTGATAGCGTCATAAGCATCCATCAATGCGCCTAGCTGGTTGCCGATGTCCGTAAACACATCGTTCGGGTCGGATTTCGCTATCTCCTGCACCCGCTGCACTTCAGCGTGGTACTGTTGTTTCTGTACCGGGGTTGGGTCAACAATCTTCTGATACTGTGCCTTCAGATCATCCAGCACATCCTTAACATCACCTGCCGCACCCTTGATCTCTTTGTAAAGTTGACAGCCTTTTTTTACAGCCGCAACCGTAGCATTAGCAGCAGCAAGTAGCGTTAGCGGATCGATTTATTCCTCTGGATCAGGCTTCTGATTCTTCTTAGCAATCTTTAAATGCTGGTGCTTAAACCAAGTACCAATGAGCAAGCCGATAACACCGATTGCTAGACCACCTAACGCAGCGAATTCGTTAGCCGTAAGACCAAAAAAAACGGCAGTCGCAGAACCGCCGTAAGTCGCCGCAGTAGATGCCTTACCTATGTCAACCATTTCTAGCCTCAAGTTGTTCGATACGCTGGCTCATCTCTTTTACCGCATTAATCAGAGCAAACGTGAGTTCTGAAGTATCTACAATCTTAAATCCATTGTTGTCAGTTTTTACACAATTAGCAAAAGCAGTACCTTCCAACTCCTGAGCAATAACCCCAACAAACTGCTGTGATGGGCTACCAGACTTCATAAATTCAGCGGTAAAGCGATAGTTCTTAGGATTAACCTGCTTTAGTTCCGCTAGACCTTTATTGTAGGCACTAACGTCCTGCTTGTAACGTGAGTCTGAGTAGCTGTTAAATGAGCCACCACCGACTTTTTGAACGTCTGACAGGTCAAAACCAGCCGATGTAGCACCCACAAACAAACGCATATTGCCAGCGATACGAATCTGAGCCTCAGCACCAGTCCAGAATAAAGAGCTAGTTGTCGTAAAGTTATAACCTCCAACAGATAGCGGAGCAGTATCAAATGTCTTAGTTCCTGCGAAATTTTGACTGCCAGTATTAACAATGCCAGAAACAGTCGATGAAGCTACAGGCAATGCCGACGATGACCAAGAACTACCGTTAGAAGTTAATACATGACCGCTAGAGCTAGGAGCTACTGACGATACAGCAGACGTACCATTACCCACCAATACCGCACCTGTGGATAGTGAAGCTACACCAGTACCACCAGCAGCTACGT